TGTCTACAAGGGGCGAGCCGGGTTCAGGATTTTCAAGATCCAAAACTCTCTTGATCGTTAACTACACGCCGTAAGCAGCCCGAGGGTAGCTCCCGAGGGCCAGGAACCCCCGACGACTCCAGACGTCGGGGGTTCCGCCATGTCTGGAGAGCGCGTGAAGCAACCACGAATATGTCCAGGGTGCCAGCAGTCCTTTGAACCGGGCCCGCGGGACCGGAATCCGCAAGTGTGGTGCAACAGGGCCTGTCGTAACTGGTCCATACGCCACCCTGGCGAGGTACGACCCGCGATGCGGTCATGCGTGGGCTGCGGTAGCGACATCTCGTCGAAGCCTATGCAGGCCCGCTACTGCTCACGGCGCTGCAACGAGATCAAGCACGGAAAGAGACTGGCCGAGCAGTTGCCGCCCACCTCCTGCGCTCTAACGGAGTGTGGCGCCACGTTCCAGCCCTGGAAGACCGGTCAGCGCTGCTGCTCGGAGAAGCACAGCAAGCTCCTGTACAACCGCGAGTCTCGCGCTGACGGCCGTCAAAAGCCGGGTCCGTGGAACGACAAGCGGCGCGACAGCTATCACCGCCGGCGGGCCCTTAAGAAGGCGGCATCGACGGGGGAGCCAGTGCTGCTGTCGGAGATTGCCGAGCGGGACGGCTGGCAGTGCAGCCTCTGTAGGCAGCCCGTCGACCCGCTGGTGAAGTGGCCAGACGCGAAGAGTCCGAGCCTGGATCACCGCATACCCCTGTCGAGGGGTGGCGCGCATGATCCGTCGAACGTCGACTTGGCGCACCTGGGGTGCAACACCGCGAAGAACAACCGCATCGGCGACGAGGGCCCACCCCTGGCCGCCTAAGACTTCCCTCGGGTTCACGCCGAGGGTCAGGAGCCCCCGCTTGCCAAGGGTTTCGTCATGTACGGCCGATCGTGCGCAATGCCGGTCGGGATGAGCGCCGCAATGGCGCGACTCAAGGAGTACCGATATGCCGAGTGGTGGAGCACGAGCACGCTCTGGTCCCGCCCCCGACCCGAATGCGCTTCGGCGTGACCGTGATGCCGGCGAGTGGACGATCCTTCCCCAGGAAGGCCGTCAGGGTGCAACGCCCGAGTGGCCGCTGACGGAGCAGCTGATCCGAGAGTGCGAGCTGTGGAAGCGGCTGTGGCGGATGCCGCAGGCGATCATGTGGGAGCGGTTCGGCCAGGAGCTTGAGGTGGCGCTGTATGTGCGCCGCCTTTCTGAGGCCGAGGAGCTGGAGTCGCGGGTCAACTTGTCGACGCTGGTTCGGCAGATGGCGGATTCGCTTGGGCTGACGACGCCGGGGATGCGGGCGAACCGGTGGCGGATCGCGGCGGATGAGGTGGCGGAGCGGCGCGAGAACGCTGCGAAGCAGCCTGCGGCGCGGCGCACGGCTCGGGACCGGTTCAAGGTCGTGCCCGGTGACGGAGCCGAGTGAGCAGGTCGTCCAGTGGCCCACGCTCGGGTTCTTGATTGCCGACTGGGTAGAGGCGCATTGCGTCATCCCTGACGGCTTTTCTGCTGGTGAGCCGTATGTCCTGACGGACGAGATGCTGTGGTTTTACCTGAACCACTACCGGGTGAAGCCGGAGGCGACGCGGGAACGTTCGATGCTGTCGCCAGCGTCCGCATTCCACTACCGGCGGTCGCAGTTGGTGCGGCCCCAGAAGTGGGGCAAGGGACCGCTAACGGCGTCACAGGTGTGCGTGGAGGGTGTTGGCCCGGCTGTGTTCGCGGGCTGGGCAACTGGCGGCGAGGTGTACGACTGCCGCCTGTTTGGCTGTGGTTGCGGATGGGGGACAAGCCGCCACGACAACGAGCCCTACGTGTTCGAGCCTGGCGAGCCGATGGGCATGCCGTGGCCGACCCCGCTGATCCAGATCACGGCATTCTCCGAGGAGCAGACGGACAACATCTACGGTGCCCTGCGCCCGATGATCGACAAGGGTCCGTTGTCGGAAATGATCCCGAAGACGGGTGAGGAGTTCATCCGGCTCCCGGGTGGCGGCCGGATCGATACCGTCACCTCGTCGGCGCAGTCCCGCCTCGGGCAGCGCGTCACGTTCACCCCGCAGGACGAGACGGGCATCTGGACGACCGAGAACAAGATGCAGAAGGTCGCCGACACGCAGCGCCGCGGTCTGGCGGGCATGGGCGGTCGGTCTACGGAGACCACCAACGGCTGGGACCCGTCGGAGAACAGCGTCGCGCAGCGGACGTTCGAGGCAAAGGTCAAGGACATCTTCCGCGACTTCCGCAAGGCGCCCGCCGATCTGGACTACGCGAAGAAGGCGGACCGTCGGAAGATCCATAAGGCGGTGTATGGCGACTCGTGGTGGGTCGACCTGGACGCCATCGAAGCTGAGGCGGCCGAGCTCATCGAGCGGGACCAGGCGCAGGCAGAACGGTTCTTCGGCAACCGGATCACGGCGGGTACGGGTACGTGGCTGGCCCGGGACCGCTGGGATTTGCGGGCGGCCCCGCGGTACGTCCCGGACGGCACGCCGGTGACGTTGGGCTTCGACGGCTCTGACATCGACGACTGGACGGGTATCCGGCTTGAGACGCTGGACGGCTACCAGTTCACGCCGGTGTACAGCTCGTTGGAGTTGCCGACGATCTGGGATCCGTCCGAGTGGGGCGGCCAGACGCCACGCCTCGAGGTGGATGCCGCCATGGATGAGCTGATGCGGCGCTACCAGGTGGTGCGCGCGTACTGCGATCCCCCGTACTGGGAGACCGAGGTCGACACGTGGGCAGAGCGGTACGGCGAGAAGCGGGTGGTTCGCTGGTACACGCAGCGGGCTGCACAGATGCATGCCGCGTGTGAGCGGCTCCTGACTGATGCGACGAAGGCCAATTCGACCTTCACGCACGACGGTTGTGAGGACACGTCATCGCACATTGGTCACGCCCGCAAGGCGGCCCGCCCCGCGGGCCGGTATGTACTGCGCAAGGCAGCCCCGCACCAGAAGATCGACCTCGGTGTCGTATCCGTCCTCGCCCACGAAGCGGCCGGCGACGCGATCGCGGCTGGCGAGGGCAAGCCGAAGAAGTCCCGGAAGACGACTGTGATGCGGTGACGATCGGGGGTGTCGCGTGGCTCTCGACTTGGACCCGTTGGCGTGGCTGAACAGGCTGATTCAGTGCCATGACCGGGATTTGCCGGATTTGAAGCTGATGGACGCCTACTACGAGGGTGTGCAGCCGCTGTCGTATATGGCCCCGGAGATTCAGGCGGAGCTTTCGGATCGGATGCGGCAGGTGGTCATCAACTGGCCGCAACTGGTGGTGGATGCCCTGGATGAGCGCCTCGACGTCGAGGGCTTCCGGTACGCCAAGTCGGAGACGACCGCGGATGATCTGTGGGAGATCTGGCAGGCGAACGACTTGGATGAGGGTTCGCAGCAGGCGCATGTGGATGCGCTGGCGTTGAAACGGGCGTATGCGGTGATCGGCGCGAACGACAAGGACGAGTCGACGCCGATCATCACGGCTGAGTCTGCGCTGGAGGTGTTTGCGGAGCGGGATCCGCGTACCCGGCAGGAGATTGCCGCGGTCAAGCGGTGGGAGGATCCGGCTGCTCCTGGGGCGGCGGCGCAGCAGAACGCGATGCTGTATCTGCCGGATATGCGGGTGCAGTTCGAGAAGCGGAAGGGTGCTTGGGTCGAGGTTGACCGGGATGAGCACAAGCTGGGCCAGCTGCTGGTGGTGACGTTGGCGAATCGCCCTCGGCTGCGGCACATGGACGGCACGTCGGAGCTGCGCGCGGTGGTCCCGCTGTCGGATGCGGCCTGCAAGATTGCCACGGACATGATGGTGGCGGCCGAGTATCACGCGATGCCGCGCCGGTGGGCGACGGGCATGTCGCGGGATGATTTCGCCGACGAGAACGGGCAGCCGTTGGGGGCGATGTCGTCGCTGGCTGGGCGTCTGTGGGTGAACGAGTCGGACAAGGTGCAGTTCGGGCAGTTCGCTGAGACGCAGCTGACGAACTTCCACGAGACCCTGAATCAGCTGGCCCGGCTGGTGGCCGCGTTGACGGGTTTGCCGCCGTCGTTTCTGGGTTTGGCGACGGATCAGCCGCCGTCGGCGGATGCGATTCGCGCCTCTGAGGCCCGTCTGGTGAAGCGTGCGGAGCGCAGGCAGCGGGCGTTCGGTGAGGCGTGGGAGAAGGTGATGCGGCTCGCGCTGTTGGTGCGGGATGGCAGCCTGGATCCGCGGGCGCGGTCGCTGGAGACTGCGTGGCGGGATGCGGCGACGCCGACGTATGCGCAGCGGGCGGATGCGGTGACGAAGCTGCATGCGTCGGGGATTTTGCCGACGGAGCAGGCTTGGGAGGATCTGGGGTACTCCGCGGAGCAGCGGGTTCGGATGCGGGCGATGCAGGACGACGCCTTGACCCGGATGACGGCGATGGACCTGCATCAGCTGAGCACCGCCCCGGCGGAGCCGTCGACGGTTCCTGAGCCGGCGGCTCCGCCTGCTGAGCCCGCTGCGGTGCCGGGGGCGGCCTGATGGCCGTGGTGGTGGACACGCGGGCGCACGAGGCGATCGTGTCCGCCTACGGGGCAGCGCAGCAGCGGGCCGTTTTGCGGACCACCCTGACCGTTGAGCGGCTGTGGAAGCGGCTGCAGGGCAACGACCTGTCCCGGTCCTGGCTGAACGGGCTCGGTCCGGCGATGGTCCGGGCGGTCGCCGCCGGCCAACTGGTCGCGGCGAGCAGCGGGCAGCCGTACATCGAGGCCATGGTTCGCGCGGACGGCCTGGGTAACGACTACAGCGAGGGCGCCTCGCACGTGCAGCCGCGCCAGTTTTCTGGGGCAGCGGCGGACGGGCGGACTCTGGACAGCCTGCTGTATCTGCCGGTGATCCGCACCAAGACCTTGATTCAGGGCGGGCTGACGCTGCAGGAGGCGATGACGTCCGGGCTGTTCCAGTTGCAGCGGATGGCCGCCTCAGAGGTCGCGGATGCGGGCAGGGGCGCTGCCGGGGTGGCGATGGTCGCCAACCATCGGGTGACTGGCTACGTCCGCATGGTGCGGGCGGGCGCCTGCTCAAGGTGTGTGATCCTGGCTGGCCGCTGGTACCGGTACAACGCCGACTTCCAGAGACACAAGCGCTGCCAGTGCTACGGCGTACCCGCGACGGACGCGCGGCCGGGCCGCCGCCTGAATCCGATGAGCTTCTTCAGCAACCTGTCCCGGGCCGAGCAGGATCGCCGGTTTGGGGTTGGCGGGGCGACGGCGATCCGCAACGGCGCCGACATCTACAAGGTGGTCAACGCGGGCCGTTCCACGATCACGTTGGACGCCTATGGGCAGAAGGTTGTGGCGACGCTTGAGGGCACGACGCGGCGCGGCGAGTTCTTCCAGCAGATGCGCCGCGAGACGGAGCAGCGGACGGGGCAGCGGTTCGCTCATAGTGCGGCCGACGTAGAGCAGGGGCTGCCGCGCTTTCATCTGAGGACGCCGCGGCTGACGCCGGGGGAGATCTTCAAGTTGTCCGAGGACCGCGACGAGCTGATCAGGCTCTTGCGGCGCTTCGGATACCTGCACTGATCAGGAGGTTCGATGGCCCAACCGGACGCCAAGCAGATGCGTCAGATGGTGCAACGGGGGCAGGCGATGCCTGCGCCAGGGCAGAGCCGTCCCGGGCGCTTCAACATCGCGAGCCGAGCGGATCTGGCGAACGCGATCCGAGCCGTGGGCCGGGTGCAGCCGCCCACGGACGAAGCTCGCGCGAAGGTGCGGCGTTTCATCCTGAAGCGAGCCAAGGCTCTGGGTGCACTCGATGCCATTCCCGACGGCTGGAACGCTGACGGCTCGCTCAAGAGCTGACCGTCGCTACTGATCTACCACTGAGGGGCTCCGCAAGGGGGCCCTTTTTCGCGTGCCCGCGATCTAGAACTCTCGCGCCGCAACGGTGCGAGTCCGATCCCGCAACGGGAGTTTCCACAGATGAACGCAACACGACTGTCCTGGCTGCCTGCAGCCCGAGCTGCATGGTTCGCCGTGGCCCGGCATGACGACCCCGAGCCGAACCCGGAAGGCGCGGGTACGGAGCCTGAGGGTGACGAGGACGCGGAGGCTCAGCGGCTTCTCGCGGAGGCCGCGGAAGGCGACGGCCCGGAGGGCGACGATCCCGAGCCGGGTGACGGCGACGATCCGGATCCCGAGGAGCTCGGAGACGCCGGTAAGAAGGCCCTCGACCGCATGAAGGCGGAGCGCGCCGCGGCGAAGAAGGAGGCCGCCGCCGCGAAGAAGGCTGCGGCGGAGGAGCGGCGCAAGGCCGCTGATCTCGCCCGGAAGGTGCAGGAGTTCGAGGACGCGAAGAAGAGCGACCTGGAGAAGGCGCAGGCGCTGGCCGAGCGGGCGCAGCAGCAAGCCGCCAAGGCGGTGGCGCAGTCTGTGAAGTCGGAGATCAGGGTTCTCGCCATGTCGCAGTTCGCGGATGCCAGTGACGCGACGGATGTGCTGATGCGGGATCCGTCGCAGTACGTCGACAGCGACGGGACGATCGACACCGACGCCATCGAGGCGGCCCTGGCGGATCTGCTTGAGCGGAAGCCGCACTGGGCGAAGCCCGAACCGGCCCCCGTAGCCGTTCCGGCGGCTGAGCAGAAGCCGAAGCCGCGGCCGGATCCCGGTCAGGGGTCGCGTGGGGCGCCGCCGCCGGTGGACTTCATGACGGCGTCTCCGGAGGAAGTGCAGGCCGAGCTGGCGAAGATCGGCTACAGGAAGCGTTACACCCCGTGATCCGAGTCCGTGCCCGGCTGGGCGACGGACACACCCTCATCGAGGTGTCCGGACACGAGGGCCACGTCGAGGACAGCCGCGTGTGTGCGGCGATCACGGCGATCACACAAACCGCATTGCTGGGGCTGGATCAGTACGCCCAGCAGTACCCGGACCTGGTGTCCGTAGAAATCACCACTGAGGAGTAGAAATGGTCTCGACCATGACCGCGGTCCGCCCGCGGATGTCCCTGCGGCGCACGGCGCGGCCGTGGTTCCGTCTCGACCGGCACGCCGGTGTGCGGTCGTCGCTGCCTGCGTCGATCCAGGCGATGCTGCAGAACGGCATGCTGGACCGGGTGTTCCGGGATGGCCTCGTCCCGCAGTTCCTGTTTCCGCAGATCGCGGACGCGGAGCCGTGGATGGGCGGCCTGGGCGACAAGAAAACGTTCACCCGCCGGGGCCTGCTGTCGCCGGTGACGACTCCGGTGACGGGTTCGGACCCGTCGGCGGCGACGTACTCGCTCGAGCAGTGGTCCGTGGTGATGGACCAGTACGCGAACAGCATGGACACGAACATGCTCGGCTCCGCGATGGCGCTGGCGAACAAGTTCATCTCGGACGCGGAAACCCTCGGCATCAACGCGGGGCAGACCATCAACCAGGTGGCCCGCAACAAGCTGTACACGGCGTATGCGGGCGGCCGGACCTGGTGCACCACGGCGGGCACCTCGGACACGTCCATCATCGTGCAGTCGACGGCTGGCTTCGAGACGGTGCTGGTCAACGGTGTTCCGACGGCGGTGTCGGGTGCGAACCCGCTGAACGTGACGATCGCCGGTGTCGCGAACACGGTCGTGGGTGTCACTCCGGGTACTCCGGGCACGCTGACGCTGGGCACCGCGCGTGCGGACGTGATCGGCGACTCGGTGGTGGCGTCGAATGCGCCGGTGTCGATCCGGGCGACCGGCAACAGCGCCTACGACCTGTCGTCGAGCAACACGGTGACGTTCGCGAACTTCAGGTCCGCGGTGGCCCGCCTGCGGAAGATGAACGTTCCGACGCTGCCGGGCGGCTACTACGTCGCGCACATCGACCCGGACACTGAGGCCGAGCTGTTCAGCGACGCCGACTTCAAGCAGGCGCTGCAGGGCCGTGTGGACTCTCCGGTCTTCCGGGACCTGTCGATCGGCCGGTTCGGCGGCCTGGACTGGGTCCGCAACACGGAGGCTCCGACGATCCTGGGCGGCTCCGCGGGCACGCTGACGGTGCACCGGCCGATCGTGCTGGGTGCGAACGCGCTGATGAACGCGCCGTTCGAGGGCACCGGCAACCTGATCGCCGGGACCGGCGTCGAGGACGTGCCGGAGATCCGCACCGTCAACGCGGCCCCGGGCGTGGATGTGACGCTGCTGGTGCGTCCGCCGCAGGACCGCCTGCAGCAGGTCATCTCCACGACCTGGTCGTGGGTGGGCGACTTCGGTGTTCCTTCGGATGCGGGCACGGGTGACGCGGCGCTGTACAAGCGCGGCGTGATCATCGAGCACGCCTGACCTGTCTCCCGCCGGCACGGGCAACCCCCTGTCTGTCCGTGCCGGCGGGGCCTTTTTCGAGGAGGAGAGAGAGTCATGCGTGCACGCGTGCTCAAGGCCGTCACGGCCTACTGGAACTATTCGATCACCACGTGGCCTGAGGGTGCCGAGGTGGACGGCGATCTGGCTCGGCATCTCGTCGACAACGCCCCCGAGGGGTCGGTGGAGGTCACCGAGGAGGACCCGGAGCCCGCAGCGGTTTCGGAGCCGCCCAAGGGCCCCGAGGAGCCGAAGGCGCCGCCTGCCGACGATGAGCCGCCGGTCGACGGCACGATCGACGACCTGATGGCGTGGGTCGGCGACGACAAGGAGCGGGCCGGCCAGGCGCTGGAAGCCGAGCAGGCCAAGGACAAGCCCAGGTCGACTGTAGTGAAGCGTCTGGCGGCGATGGCCGGCAGCGAGGAGTGAGAGGGGGCCCGCATGTCCCCGACTCCGTTGGCCACGCAGGCGGATCTGGAGGCGGCGCTGCAGCGGACGCTGGATCCGGCGCAGGCCGCGATGGCGCTGCGCCGGGCGTCCGCCCGGGTCCGTAAGCACTGCCGTCAGGAGTTCACGCTCGTCGAGAACGAGACGGTGACGCTGCCTGCCGGTGGCCGCGTCTTGTATCTGCCGCAGCGTCCGGTGGTCATTGATGACACCCATCCGCTGACGGTCGTGGAGCTGTTCGGGATCTCCAACCAGGAGTACGAGGCGGTCGAAGGGCGAGACTTCACCCGGGTCGGGTCTCAGCTGACGCGGGGCGAGGCCTGGTGGGCGCCAACCCGCCTGATGGGCTGGCCGTACATGCG